GGTGTTGCAGGCTCTAACGGTACAAACGGAGCCACTGGCGCAACAGGTGCTGTAGGCGTAACTGGAGCGACAGGTGTTGCGGGTACAAACGGAGCCACTGGAGCGACAGGTGTTGCAGGTTCTAACGGTACAAACGGAGCCACTGGCGCAACAGGGGTTCAAGGGCCAAGTTATATAATCGGCTTTGGGACTATTAAAGCGGATGGTACGACTGCTGGCCTTCAATTAGTAGGAGGGACTGCCTCTCAAATCACAACAGGTCAGTTACGATTTACTTATACAACCCCACTAGCAACTCGCCCGACTGTGGTAGCATCGATTGAAAATTCGGGGTCTTCTAGGGTCGTAACTATAGATACTGCTAATAATCCAACTATATCAGTAGATTTTTATACTTGGAATTCTACGACTGGCACCGCTTCAGCGGAATGGGTTCATTTCACCGTATGGCACACCTAAACAATTAAGGAGAAAGCACATGGATATTCAAACTTTGGAATATTGGATTGCTCAAACTTCAAATCCAATCTTGCAATGTACCGTAGCGGTAGTGTGGTGTTTAGTTTGCCATGCCATCTACACACAAATGAGATTGGGTAATGGGTAATGGATAAACTTTTGCAATGGGGGCCGATTGCGGGAGCGCTGCTTTGCGGCGCTTTCACAATTTCCGTGGGTTCCGGGTATTTAGCCAAAAGCCAAGATTTGTCCCAACAGGATATTCGGAATCAGCAAACCTTTGCCCAATCCTCCGACTTACAGAACTTAAAAACCGATACGAATAAACGGCTTGACGACATGAATAGCCAAATGGATAAACGGTTTGATAGATTGGAAAACGACATTAGGGATTTGCAAACATTGATCATTACTGGAAGATACCAGAAAGAAGAGGAAAAGAAATGACAATTCAGGACTCTTTAGATCAAATCGTAGCTCTCCTTGGTGGGGCTCCAGTATCTGGAGTGACTAGTATTTTATCGACGATCTCGAATGAAATTTCAGGAACAAATTCAATCCTAACTAATATTCAAAGTAACACATCCGGTACTTTTGGAGGTTTCTCTGGTATCACTTCTCAATTAAATACCATAATTTCTGAAGTCTCCGGTTTATCAGCGAAGGTGAAATAAATGAGCATAAGTTTATTAGACGGTATAGAAGAACAGCTCTTTAATCTGGCGACTTTACTTTGTAACAAAGCTTCGATTACTCCCCCAACTACCGCTCAAAAGAGCATTGCAAAATCCCTATATTTTATTACCCAAGCATTAACAATTATTTTAGCATTATAGGAGATAACTATGGCCAGTAAGAAACATCCAGGCTTTGCCGCCGTACAGAAAAAGATTGAGAAAGCAGGATACTCCAAAAAATCGGCAGGGGCGATTCTTGCAAATTCAACAAGAAAAGCTTCAAAAGCGGCTAAGAAGGCCAATCCGAAACTTAACAAAGTAAAAGGAAAGTAGAATGAAAAAGCCCAAGGCAAACAGCCTTACAAAGAAACAAGATGCCGCATATGATAAAAAGATGGGCATCAAACCCGGATCTAAAAAAGATAAAGCTATGGATAAAAAATTAATCAAGAAAGGAAAATAGAATGACAAAGATTCGCGCAGATGTAAACCCGCCTCAAGGACCGCAAGGGACTGTTGATTTATCCACAGTCCACGCAAAACTTCATGAAATCCATGAAGAACTCAAAAAGAATACCGAGTTGACCGAAACTACTTTGATTGAAGTTAAAGGCCCTGAAGGTCCTCAAAATGTCTAGTATGAAACGGCGGAACAAACAACGGGAAGAATTCGCCAAAGAATTAAGGAGTCAAGGTATGAAGCCTACTAAATCCACTGGGAAACAAACAGCCAAATCACCTAACGGCAAACAACGGACTGGTGCGATAACAAATCCTCAAAATCGCCCGCGCCCAATGAAAAAGAACACCGTTCCTTCAAATGGAAAGGGGAAATAAGATGCCTCTTATTCCAGGCGATGGGCAAGCGGCTATGTCAAAGAATATAAAAACAGAAATGGCCGCAGGTAAACCACAAAAACAAGCGGTGGCCATAGCTTATTCCGAGAAAAATAAACGGCCTAAACGGCGAAAGAATGGCCGAGCAGGAAAGAAACAACAAGGATAAAGAAAAACCCCCGGAGTTTTTCGGGGGTTTATTATTCGTCTGAGTGTGAGTAGAAAAGGAGAGGGGAGATGAGTGAAGTTCAGTCTTTATTATAATATCCGAGGAAATTCGTATTGTCAACGGTCTTTATAAAAAAAGCCTCCAAAAGTTCGCACTGCCCAAAACATTACATTTGCTTTCCAGCTAGCTTCACCAGAGGCAAGAATCAATTGTTTAAAAATATTGTCGCAGTCCTCCCTTGTGAGGCGTAAAGGCTTCGACATACCTAAGACCGATACATCAGAATACGGTTTGACTTTTACTTTCTTACCGTAAATATAGTCGTGAACAACAGCGGCCCCCCGGTACAACCCATCCGGGGTTAATCCTGTTAGTGTCCATACAAACCTCGGAATCGAAGCAAGGTCAGTCACGTATCCTTTTGGTATGGTAATTAATAAAGATTTCACTATCCCTACATCTACTTGTACCATATAGTCATATTGCAATTCATAATACCGATCTTCCACCCCATTATATTTAATCGGGATTACATCCGGTTCCGTAAAAGTATATGTTGCCATATTAATCCTCCTTCTGTTTCAAACTGTACCAACCTGATCCAGTAAGTTCAAGAATTTGACTAAATGACTTATCATATTGTTGGCCTACTGTTTCGAGAGAATACCGTTCTCTGGCCAATCCAGAAATGATTCCTCTGTCAAGGTCTTTAACAGCTTCGGTAGCGTCCATCCACTGCTGTAATGTTTTGCATCTAAAACCGTTGATTCCAGGTTGAACGGTTTCGCTAAAACATCCATAATCAGAAGCAATTAACGGAGTACCGCAAAGCTGCCCTTCTACGCCCGCCCCACCAAATGGTTCGACGTAAACCGTTGGCATCAACATAGCATAAGCATTTCGTAATAATTCACTACGCTCTAACCCCGTTACTGGGGGACGGTAGATGAGGTTAGGGCGATCTTTAAGAAGCGAATCAATATACTCTTGCTCGCCTTGTCCGCAAATAACCACAAGCATATTAGTATGTAAGCTGATTTCACGAACGGTATCCAATCCTTTTTCCGGTATGACGCGGCCAAAGTATAGTAAGTACTTACCAGTAATATCTGACGATTCCCATTCTGAAACATCGTAGTAATTCGGGATAACAAATTCATAGTTTCCGCCTCCCCGTTGTTCCTTGCCAAGGTGGTAGTGCCACCACGCGTAAGATTCGTAAATTCGAAATGATGAAAAGCAATCGGGGTACCCGATACCGGTTTCGACATGGAAAGCATCTGGGTATGCTTGGGCGATCCCCATACTCGCGACGCCAAAAGTATGGCAAACAATATCCCCTTTCTTCACATGAGGTTTCATCTTTTTTTCTAATTTTTTATTGAATTCAATATACAGGTCGTTTCGGATATCGTGAAGTTGCGGGTATTGCCCCGTGCTCTTTTTGACAAGCCGGTTAAACTCTGTTTTTTTGAGTATTACTACTTTTTCATCTGCGGTGCTATCCGATCCTTCATTTGCATATTCAATGACTTTATACCCTTGCATTTGCATCATTTTTGAAAATCGTAAGGCTTTACCAGAAAAAGCGCAGTGAGAATTTTCTAGAGTATGGACTTTATGAGGAATACCGATCACATGTAATGTAGACTTATACATTGCAAATATCTCCTAAATCACTTCTGGATTAGTGTACCATTCTGTACTAGCGCATTCGTGCATAATGTTCATTTCACATGCCTCCATGCTCTGAATTTTTGGATGTTAGTGATATGGCTTTGAGTTGTATTAAACCGTTCTCTTAATTCTCGATTCGTCAAACCAGAGGTGCGGATAAACCGTATATCTTCTTCTGTTAGTTTGGCATTACCGTTTAATTCTCCGCGTGTTTCTAGGCTGGATTTTCCCTTCGGTTTTCGAAAAGAATAAAAAGCCACGATAGGGCGAATTTGGAACTCATGCGGGATTGGTTTTAATTTTCCAATAATAGGCATTATTTTTTTCCTCCTATTAATGCACTGGGATAATATTGTTGTCCAGTAGTTGTTTTTGCAGGCGGGCAATATAGTCTAATTTCCAGCAAGGAAATTTATAAGAACATCTTTTACAGGATGAAGTATTTTTTGGGTACCAGACATCTCCATCGCGATCTATCCATGTATTACAGGTACATCTTAATGTCTCATATATACTTTTCTCACCGAGTTTTTGACTCTCGAGTATACACCAATTAAACCTATTACCAATATCCATCAATATTACACCTCCTTTTCCTTTTCCTTTTTAAAATATCATATGCAATACTATTTCGAATTCCATGCTTCCAGGCTAACTGGGAAATATTGTTTTATGATTTCTTCCGCTTGTTGGGCGAATTCTTGTGTTTCTTTTTGGCTGTGGGCTTCTAATCGTAAGTCAAGTAAATGTAGCCATGCGTGAAGGCTTCCCGTCCATATCCAGGAAGTTAACATGGATTGCGGCAAAACAGCGCGGGCCATTTCAGGGGCTACTCCCATATTAATAAGAGAACTATACAAATTTTTTGCTTCTCTTATTACTGAATAATAACCCCCCATTATTTCTTCTTGAATATCAGGTGGCATTGGAATGTCGCTACTTCCTTGTTTGATGGATTTGTCTGGGCGCATTCTCCACTCTGTAGGATTCCAAAACTGTGGATCATCATCAACATATCGACGCGAGACTTCATTGAGCGCAAATCCAACACAGTGACGCTTGAGTTGGTTTGCAACGAAAATCGGTGCGGTAACTCTGACGCATAATTGGGGATGCCGAAATGGAGTAGTATGTTGATGAGAAGCAAGATAATGAATAAGCTTAATATCCGAGTCATCGAGTTCCTCCTTCCATTTATTAAAGGACACACGGGCGGCATTGGCAACCCTTAAATCACTGCCCATGTGGTCTATATATTCGCATTTAATCATCTTCCAATACCTCCCGAGCTATCGCTAAATAAGCGGCTCCATCTATATAGTTATCCTTATGTTTTTTATTGACGGCAATACGGGATATTTTAGCAAGCGCCATAAATATTGCGGCATCCGTTGCATCAAAATCTCCCGATCCCTCCGGTTTCCCGGCAACGTACGCATTCATTAGCAGTGCGAAGCAATTAAGATTTGGTTTTGGCCTGCCATAGGTTTTGGCTCGATCGCCACATGTTAAATTTAAAGCCTCCTCTAATATTTTTTGACGGGGAGGTTTATTTTCTTCAATACTACACGGTTTGTAACAGTTTAAGCACTGTTCATTCATCATTTACCAACCTTTCTGATAGTCGGCCTCTTCTCTTACTAATTCACGGCCTATGAATCTCCCACAACGGGAGCATTCATAGGTCCAATCATCCTGTTTATCTGTTTTATCATTTCTATAAATAATAACCGGCTTATCGCAATTAAAACAATTGCCTACGTAACGCATTATTGGCAACTCGTACAAGTTGGATCAGTAACATTGCATGTTGGGGTAATATGAGTTTTTCCATATTTATTAGGGTCGATTGTTGATTTTTCGACTGTACTCGCCCCTTTCGTGCGTAAGTAATAAGTTGTTTTTATCCCATTCTTCCAGGCGTACATATAGAGGTCGTAGAGGAGTTTCCCATTTGGGGAACCAACATATAGGTTTAACGATTGGCTTTGGCAGATATATTTTTGTCGATCCACCGCTTCATCCACTAATTTAAACGGATCGATTTCAAATGCAGTTCTATATTTCTTTTTTAAAGATGGGGGAACTCTATCAATATTTTGAACTGATCCCCCATTAATTTTCAAATCAAGAATCATTTGGTCGTCCCATAAGCCGCATTCCTCGAAATCTTTCACAAGCCACCGATTAATAACTGTGAATACTCCGCTTGAATTTTCAGCAGTATAGAGATTCGAGAACATCGGTTCAATAGACGGGGCTGTTCCAACTATATCTGAAATAGTAGCGGTGGGGGCTATTGCTAGAAGATGAGAATTTCTCATAATTCCTGCAAAACCTTTTGATTGTTTATAATTAGGAAATTCTCCACGCTCTTTTGCGAGAGAATTGGATGAGCGTACCGCTTCGCTTTTTATCTCATCCATTAAAATGTCTTGTATAATTAAGAAGTCTTTTCGTTGAGGGAAAGCATACCGAACAACTTGCATTCCCATAAGGCCGATCCCTAGTGGACGGTTTGCGGTATTTGTATCTTTTGATTCTTCTGTTGGATACCAGTTACCTGTTATTACGTTATCCAACATCCGTATTGCTAAACGAGTTGTACCTCTTAATTTTTGGAAATCAATTCCTTTCCACCCGTTTTCAAAACTAATATGATTTTCAAGATTGATAGACCCTAAATTGCAAACCGCAGTCTCTCCAGGACCGGTGTTTAATGTGATTTCTGTGCATAAATTAGAAGACCGGATCATTCCCAATTTAGACATTGGGTTATCCCTATTGCAGGTATCTTTAAAAGTAATCCACGGATGCCCTGTTTCATAAAGAGATGATAGGATTTTTTTGTATAAATCTCGGGCTTTCATTTTCTTTTTATAAACTTGTAGATCAATCCCAACTTGATAATGACTCTCAAATTCTTCCCCCCAAGTTTCACATAATACGGGGACTTCAGAAGGATCAAACAAATACCAATCCTCATCGGCTTCTACTTTTTTCATGAAGAGATCAGGTATCCATAATGCAGTATCAAGATCTGGCGTGCGGCGGCGCTCATCCCCCACAGGTTTACGGAGATCGATAAACTGCTCCACATCAATATGCCAAGGTTCAATGTATGCGCAATGTGATCCCGGTCGCTTCCCCCCTTGATTAACGGCCAAAGCAATGTCGTTTTGGATTTTAAGCCAGGGTACGAGACCTGTAGACTGGCCATTTGTGCCTCTGATCTCAGCACCGCTTCCTCTAACATGGGACCAGTTAGTTCCGACGCCTCCAGAATACTTAGCAATTTGGGCGATATTGGCGTAAGCATCAAATATTCCCTCCAGCGAATCTTCCACATGGTTCACATAGCAGGATGCCATCTGGGGGCGTTTTAACCCTGCATTAAATAGTGTTGGGGTCGATGGGATATATAGAAATTGACTCATCACATCATAAAATTTTATAGCCCATTCAATATGATTGGTATCTTCAGATAGCGCAATCCCCATTGCCACTCGCATCCAAAAACTTTGTGGAGTTTCAAGATATTTTCCATCTTTATCTTTTAACAAATAGGAATCCGATAATCTACGAAGACCTCTATAGCGGAATAATTTATCTCGTTCAGGAACTATGTTGATCAATATACTCTCGTCAAATGTAAAAAATAAATTCTGGTGGTATAAGTTTGATTCCGACATAGAAGTGCTGGATCTATTTTTGTATATTTTTCTTAATAATAATCTTGCCGCAACAAATTCATAATTAGGATGATTTTCGATTAAAGAAGCGGCGGACAGTATGGTCACTTCTGCAAGCTCATCAGTACTGATTCCGTCATACCAAGTCACTTGGCATTTTTGTGCAACATCAGCCCAATTAACTTTGTCTAATCCTTCACAAGCTTCTTGAATTGCTTGATTCACTTGAGACTCATCTATAGGTTCAAGACCGTGTTTTGTTAAAACATTCACAATTATTCCTCCCAATTTAATTGCTGCCCAATAGCATAATCGGTTACGCGAGTTTCAAAAAAATTTCCATATTTAGGCAAATCTGTAATTTCTGACATCCAAGGAAAGGGATTTTTAACTTTATAAATAGGATTTTGGTAAACCGCTTCTAGACGCCGGTCGGCAATATATTGAACATATTGGTGAAAACTTTCTACTGACAATCCAAGCATTCCTTTCCCGACAAGTCTCGTAGCGTACTCGTTTTCAAGATTAACGGCAGCTTCGACAGCTGATTTAACCGTCCCTACATCGTATGATCCGGGAGGATTTTCTCCGAAAATACCGTTTATCAATTCAATTCCAAAATTAAGATGCATTGATTCATCCCGCATAATATATTCAAATTGCTTACAGGTTCCTGGTAAGAGATTACGGCGTTTAATTGCCATAATGGCAGCGAAAGAGGAGTAGAAAAAAATACCTTCCATTATTAAATAAAATCCAATAATAGCATTTAATCCCGTGGATTCAGCCAATTGGGTGACGAAGGCATCTTTATCGTAAATCGACTGTACAGTTCGGTAGGATTCAAAGATTTCATCTTCGTCCAAGGCCAGCGATTCAACAATGTGTTGATACGAATGAGTGTTCCCACTTACGGCGATTTTTCCGTTATACCGAACTACAATCATACCGGTTGGGACTCCAACGCAGTATACTTTTCCCTTGTAATATTCCTCCGTTTTCTCGATAGTTTTACCAATAACATAGGATTTTTCCGAAATGTGGACTTGATAAGATTCTTTCCGATTTTCTGTTTCGGGAGCAGGGTATAGGTCAGCCCTTTTGCCACAGAGATGGGATAATAATACAACTTGGTTTGCATTAAATTGATTTGTTGTAGTGTACACAATTCCCTTCGGCCTAGTTGGCCCATCCCAATACTGCAATTCCTCAATAAATTCCTCTGCCCATTTACCGGAGATTTCGGATAAAGAGAACCAATTAAAATCTTTTGATAGCGGAGTTTCCTTTGGAACGCGAATATAAAAATTTGTAAATCCTGATCCAATAACGGTCTCTGTGTAGTCTACCGCGAGTCGAATTAGGAGTTCCCGTATTCGTACTATTTTTCTTTCTTTCTTAAAGGAAAACAGATATCCTATATTATCGGTTACATCTCCATTTTTAAACCCTTTGTTTAACAAATCTCCATCGGCTTGATAAGCAATTTGAAGCCGTTCAAAATCGGTTAAGGATCGGGTACCTTTAAGTACCCCAGAAACTGGAAAACGTCGGTTGCATGGGGAAAGCTTTTCCGCCATTGTTATCTCTAAACTACCCCCGCCTCTTTCGTTGAAGGTTACACAACGATGATTAGGGGTAACCACGGAATGGTACGTACCATAGTTTTGAAACGAAATAAGGTTCCCTTCAAATTCGTCACAGATTTTCTCATCAATATGCGTGAAACTTATCGACCCGTCCATATGATATTGAGCCACTCTTTCATTTCCGAGGTCTTCAAAGGGAATAAATCCATTCTCTGTGAGTATATCTGTTCCACGTTTATAACAATGGATTGCCTCCTCATAAGCTTGCCGGAGAAGGTACATTCTAACTTCTGGAGCCGTAACCTGTTTGTAAATCTTAAGTACAAGATTGTTGGCAACAAGAGAATCGGCAGTAGTAAAAAATCCAAGTGCTGTTTTAACGATATGTTTTTCATTATCCGTTAATACCCCCGGCGTGTTCCATTGCTGGATATCTTTCTGCATGTCGATTTCATTTGGAAGCCAATGATTGGCATTAGCCCGCATATAATAATCCCAGGCCCATTTGTATTTCACAGGGGAGATGCGCATTATATCGTCCTCTGGACCGCCGATTAAACGGCGTTTTGATAAATCACTCATATAACTTCTCCTGTATGGTTGCATCCATAAATACAATACTCCCTTTAGTATTTTTTACCGTGGAGGCGAGGACGATGCACATTGATATCAAAATGTTTATCAATAACAGCCTCCGCTAACGGTAATCCTAATTTTTCACATAGGTCCATCGTTCGAATAATATTATCCGCCAATTCAACAACTAATCCCTTATAGTGAGGGAGATGGTTATCCATTAATCCTTTCCGATCTGCTTCCAATGCTTCGGAAAGTTCAGAATGGATTAACGCGATAGCTTCGGCAACTGACCTGTTTGATTCCCAGAAGCCTTTTTCTACAGTATTTCTGTAGACTTCTTTTTGCATTACTTTAAAAGATGTGATAAAATCTTTTTTATCTTCTTCACTCATCATATATCAAACTCCTTTCTTTCAGACACTAACTTTGCATATATCGCTATGCATACTGCGTCAGCTACTTCTAGTGTAATCTGTTTTTCATATTTTGGGAATGTATTTATTGCGTATTCTTGATATTTCTTTTTGCGATATCTTTTTTCAGCATCGTTTGATTTAAAAGTCATGCCAGATGTGATACCATATAGGCCAAGCTCTTTTTGCCACACTTGAGGTAGCACATAATTAATTGGTTTACTCCATGCCTTTAGCATTCCTTCTAGCCGTCCTACGGCGACAGCGAAAGTCCATCCAGAGATCGCACTTTGATTAGGGCGAGGGCCGACTTTTTCCATATATATGAGTTCATCTAATCCATGGACGAGAGGAGAATCATTTTTAGAGAAATATGCGATAGATAAAAAATTTTCTGGAAAAATTCGGCAAACACCGCCTTGCTTACCCGGATCGATGCCTGTATAAATCACTTTTTATACCTCTTACCTTCTTTTGATTCAACGGCTAGTGGTAAATCCAATGCCCATGAAATCGGTTTAATACAAGCTTCTTCCAATATTTTTGCATCTATCCATTCAGGGCAGTCTATAACTAATTCATCGTGAACCGTAAGAACAAGATCAATCATTCCCATAAACTATACTATCCGCTTGGGTAATTTCTTGTCTTAAAACCTCTTTTATTTTTAACCAATTGTAATAACCACGTCCGCTGCAAACTAATATTCTCACCTCAATTCCTCCACATTAATCATTCCTTCTACCATAATATCACGGCTTATCGCCTGTACAATGTTCTCAGTTAATTTTCCACCGTACGTCGATTCCCTTTCCAATTGTTTTGTTTTTGGGTTTATTCCAAGATATGTCAAAGTTTGAACCATCTCTCCAAAACGATTTTTTTGCGCCCGCAGTTCTGGCTTGAAATAGTGAAGAGGACGACCACTGGGTAAATAACAATTTAACCAGTCCCCCGTATATATGAATGCAACCTTTCCATTTGGGGCTATAAAGCGCCTCCCTGGGTGCTGAATAGCACTAAAAGCAGCGGTTTTCGCACCAACCCAAAATTTAACAATTTTTGGATTAGCTTCTCGATATCGCTGTTTTAGGATATCAGCGGTAATCCCTTCTTCTTTATTGAAATGTGGCGATTTTAATTTTTCCGCTTCTCTTTGGTAATTTTTATAAGACCATTCTGCTTTTTCTCTTTCTGTTGGGGTGGAGGAATCCCAAATTGGTTTAATTGCAGGAATTAAAGAAATTCTTCCCTGTGTACAAATTTTATACATCGCGGCAATACCACCTTCATACCCAAAGGCAAGAATTTGCCCTTTTCCTACCTGCCTCTCGTCTGGGTTTTCTTTTTTGGTGATGAGGCGGTTATAAGTTGTGGAAGCCGCTGCACAATACACACATTTCCCTTGCCGAAATACTTCTATCAGATCTTCTTGCCCCGCTACCCATGCTAAAACTCTTGCCTCTATACCAGAATAATCGACAGAAACCAGTTTGTTTCCTTCAGAAGCAATTAAACAACTTCGACTTAACGAGGAAGCGACTTCAGAAACGCTCCCAGCCAAACAAGGCCAAATTAATTCGGCATTCTCAATTATGTCAATAGCAAGAGTTGGATCAAAATCAGGCCGTTTCAAATTTTGCAATTGGGTACTTGCCACTTTTCCTTCCGACGATTCTGCGCCTCCTGTCCATCTTCCGGTACTTGCCCCATGATAAATTGTATTGCATCTGAGCCTACCGTCGCTATCCACGCTATTAATCAATTTAGTGAATTTTGCAACCGAGGTTTTTGACATTAAATTGTATAGTTCGATAGCGCGTTGGACTTTGCCGGATTGAGCAGATAAATCTACCGCTTGGATTGTTGATTTTTGAGTATTCGGAAGATCTAATCCATTTTGTTTTAGCCAATTCAGCAATTTGACTCGTTGTGTCGGTCGTTCAAATTCATGATCTACTAATATTTGAAATTCTTTTTCAGCGTTCTCCTGTTCGGCACCCGCCAATTGTTTGATTCGAGTTGCAAGAGCTAAATCCGTATTAATTCCTCGTTGATTTATTCTCTGATCCATTTCCCATACTTTTTGCTCGTATTCGGATAAATCATCAAGAGCATTATCAATCCCAATAGCCGTTAAATTATCTTGAGCGCAATATTGTACCAGCCGATCTAATTTTTCTTTCGGAATTTCCCCTTTTGACGCAGACAATTCAAGCATTAACTTTTTACCAGCCATATCTTTGACTTGAGATAACCCCAAAGCTTCCGCGCTTTGCTCCAAACTTCTTGGGAGAGCGTGAGCGCAGACTTTCGCCATTGTGCATTTAAATCTAGACGGCGGCAGATACTCGTACCCGTACCGTTTATGCAGAATATTGTTCCAAATGAATTGCTCAAATGCAGCATTATGTGACACCAATACCTTGTCATCTATTAGACCTTCTATATGCCGACTAACGAGCGTATTTGAAAAATTATCATTAATCGTAAAGGGGATCGATTGCCCATTTGGGAGAGTAAGTACCATACAAAGAATTTCAGTTGATGGATGATTGCTATAAACAGAAGCGTTAACCTCTTTAAGGCTAAGTTCTGAGCGGCTTTCAAAATCTATGAATAGCCTATTATCCATACAGAATTCCCCTTTCACGAAAAAGAAGGCACCCCTAAATGCTCAGGAGTGCCGTTATCCACTTTGCTATATTCCCATTAGGTCGTTAACGGTTACTTCATCTTGAAAAGTTTCAAATTCATTGGTATCGACCCCTCCTCCTCCGGCAAGAGGTTCGCCGCTTCTTGCTTTTTGAAAAGCGTGAAGAGCGAAATAAAATTGTTGAGCACTTTTATGGTATCCTAACGACACGTATAATACACCGTAGCATCCCCGTTGGATATCTTCAGAATCACGGATTACTTCGCGTTGGGGCCCAAGTACACCAGGGGCACGTGTGGAATTCGCCCCTGCAATTAACTGACCTTCATAGAATGCATACTTCTCAACTTCGTCTTCCGTGGGGCGACGAATTGCTTTTTTAACCGTTGAAAGGACTGTGATTAAACCATTTTCAGTTTCTACTTGTTTTAGCGCCCCTGTCTCATTATGAAAAGTTTTAAATAGATCTGGATGTTCAATTAGCCGTTTTAACGCTGCTTGATACTCAGTAAAATCAGTGGAAGGTTCGTAAAATAGCCTTGCACTATATTTAGGAATTTGCCCTTCTTCAAATTTGACAGGCGTAAATAGATTATGAAAAGCCAGTCTACCGATAGGGAGCTTAAACCTGTCAGAATAATCGATAACTACAAATTTGGATGTTTTAGCCATTATTTTCTCCTTTATACAATTCATTCAATAATTCATCATTGCTACTATTTTTAAAATATTCAAATGTAAAATCCAGTATATCATAATTCTCTTGTTTTTTAAATATCAAATTCATCAAATTTTTCAAAACTTTCAACATCGATAGGCTCCAGTTTTTTCAATGTCAATTTTCCAGGTTTCCTTTCTATTAAATCTTTTATGTCTTTTTCACATGTAATTTTTAACATTTCTGTCGGGGATTTTAAGGTAGTATTTAAATAATCTGATATTATAGGATACCGTTTTTGAAAATATTCTCTCGCATTGTCGGGGTCAATCCATTGCCGGCTCCCTAATCTTCCCTGTTCCAGCCCATATCCTTCTATCGCGGCACCCGCTTCTAATAGAGTAAATGCGTGGGCTTTTACGGCGGAAATCCATTTCTCCAGATAATAAGCATTATCGAGATATTGTTTAAAATTCTCTACAGATTCCAAATTAACCGGTTTTTTCTGGATCGGCTTGTCTAATTCCACGGCAAACTCCTTTTCGACTACCCTTCGTTGTTCAGGACAAATTCCTTTTGCTGGACAAAATGTACACCCTTTCCCGATTTCAAAATGAACGTTTCCGCTTTCGATTTCCTTAATAGCCCCTTTCATTTTTTTCAAAAATTCGTTGTGTTCTTTCATCGGCACTTTCCAGGAATCAATATGTGCTAATCGGGGCTGAACAATCGTCAATTTAATTCCATTAATGGGTATACTTGCTTTCTGAAACATCCCAATCGAATAATATAGAAGTTGCTCATTATCTTTTGCGTAAACCTTAATACCCTGTCCGTACTTTAAATCGTATAGATGGAGAATCCCATCACCGATAAACCAAGCATCGCATGTGCCAAATAACTTTTTCTGAGTAAAGGATTCAAACCCTTTTAAAGCGATTCGGTCCTCAATATGCAGATCTGAAAATTCTGAGCACGCCATCAAATCCTGCATGACTACATTAGCATACATTTGAGCGTGCGCCATCATTTCAAGAGAGACACCCTCTTTGACTTGTCCCTTTAAGAGGGTCTCTGCAACAGAATGCGCTTCTTTTCCTTCTGCGGCATACATGCTCTCCCCTTGTGGGGGGAGATCCTCACATAATGCATATGAAGCGGTACAGTTCATCCAACGATGGGCGGAAGAGGCGGATAATTTGCTGTGTTCTTCCTGCATTTTACACCTCCAACGTAGGCGGATTCAATTTCTCTACCAATTCAGTGGTCCAATTTGGATTCGATTGAATTTGGTCAATTAAACGAGAAACAACATCCAGTTCAAAGTCTTTCAATCCTGCTAGTTTAGGAGCGGATAATCCGGTAACAATCGTAGATTTGTAGAAACCCATTATTTTATCGACAGACAATCCGGCTTTGGATAACGCCGTATTAAAGTCGTTTACTTTTTGAGTAACCTCTTCAAGAGGCGGAAATTTTTTAGGAGGCTCAGTTTCATTCGGTGCGGCTGTTGCTATTATTGGAGTAGGCGCTGGCGCGGACACTGATAATGCTTGTACAGGTTCAGTAGGGACTTGAAGAGGCGTTCCTTTAGTTTGCTCAGTTTTATCTAATACCCCATCCCCAATTAATCCATAAACGGCTTGAGACTTTCCTTTTTTTCCTTTTTCAAGCCCTTGTACTCCTCTTGCGATTAATTCTTCTGCCACCAATCCAGCGAATACTTGTGCTGCTTGTAATAAAACATTCTCGTTCATGCGTTTGTTATCTCCTATTACTTGATTAATTACACCACGTTTCCAATTAAGTTTGTTTATAATATCATCATCTAAAGTTCCGGAGGCTAACAGATAATCTACAAATACTGTATTCTGTTGCCCTAATCGGCGAAGCCTGCCAATGGCCTGTTCAAGAACTGACGGACTCCAATCGAGATCAATAATAAGCATACGGCTCGCAATAACCTGAAGGCCGTCCGTACCTGTCCCAATCGTATCAATTTGACCAATGAGGACACGAAAGAGAGGATTGTTTTTAAATGCATACAGAGCCCCTTCTTTTTCTTTTTGCGGCATTCCGCCTAAAATTTTCAGAGAATAAGGAATTTTAGACTGTAATATATCTATAGTATTTCTATGATACCCTATGACCACGATTTTATCAACACTGTCTAAAATTAAATTTACATATTCTAAAATTTTAGGAATTTTCTCTTCGCTCAACAATTTTCGGCGAGTTGATAAAAATTCATTTGGATTGTCGTTTATTCCTTCTAGCGGAATTACAGTCTCCACCAACGGAGGTAATTCCTTCAAGACATGCTCTTTTTTACGGCGTAACATAAACCCTTCTAGAATTTTTCCCAGTTCTTCTTCATTGGTCGATCCGTTTCCATCCCACCCACAAAAATGATTCAGGTATGTTTGCCATTGTGTAAACTCTCCCAATTTTTCCGGCACGAAAGCTTTCAGAATAGTGTACAAATCTTTTGGCCTATTTTTCATCGGAGTTCCAGTAAGGAGCCATACTTGATCCGAATTTTTGAGAAAACTTCCAGGACCGAGAATGCCCCGTACCCGTATACCCGTCTTCGCCCATTTTCCATCTTTATTTTTCTTTCGTCCGGGTTTAGCTTTCAGAAAATGCGCTTCATCAATAATGATCAAATCGAATTTTTGTTTTTGAAGCTTTTCCAGTTGTGCTTTTTGCACGCATTTATTATAACTGAGAATCTGATATTTATCTTGAGTAAAAAAATATTCTATTTCCTGTTTCCATTGTGCGGTAATTGCGGCAGGAGCAATAATCAGGATTGATTGCTTTTGTAATCTGTGTGCGGCTACTAGGGTTTGGCATGTTTTTCCCAATCCCGGATCGTCCGCGAGAAGAGCGTACTTCTTTGATCGGAGCCATTCAACTCCGTATTCCTGATAGGGATAAAGCGCATGCTTCCATCGCATATCTTAAATTAATCCTTCCCAATCGATTATTTCCGCTTCTAATTCGGGGTAGCACCAGAATTTTTCCATGTTCGTTCTATATTGAACCCACCCTTCTTTTTTCAAAAGAGGAGTAATCCTTCGTTTCATTTTGGTACCCTGGCGTTCAATTGGAATATTAAAGATATCAAATAGGATGTCCGAAAGTTTAAAGTATTTGCCTTTATTCTTTTCTCCATACTCTTTTGCCAGACCTTCCCACACATCCGCATCTTCCTCAAGGATCTCTGCCTGCAATTTTGACATAACGGGATTTACGTCTGCATATCCAAACCACGGCATTTCCCCTGCGTGATACCAAGCCATTGCTTCTGCGTAAATTTGATCTAAATCAGCCCGTAAACGATTGGCATTAAGAGATTGGATCACTTCTATTACCGAATACCGCCTATTTTCCGTGTCCTTCAGAAAAGACGTTCCCTCTTTAGGATTTAGGGTCCACCCAAAAATGCAATGCCTAGGAAATGACATAACTTCACGCGCATAGGCAGGCCGATATTCGTCTACCGCCATTGACATAAACCCCTTCAGAACATCGTTATCCGTTTTTGTGACAGCTTTCGCCTCCGGTAATTCTATCCACCATTTACCTCGCATTTTTTCTTGCGCCGCTTTAAGATCCCTCAAATCTTGTATGACGGCATACCATTCTGAATTTTTCGCCATAATTTCCAAAAAAGTAGACTTCATTTTGCCTTGGGAGCCGGTTAAAACGAGCATATTATCCCATTTTTCGCCGGGATGAAAAGCGCGCCTTACCGCTGCCAACACAAACGCTTTTGCAATGGCTTGCCTATATTTGAAAACGTCTCCCTCGCATTTGTAAGGAAAATACTCTATAAACAACTGCTCAGCTCGTTTATTACCATCCCATTCTGGTAATCCGTTAAGGTAATCCTGAATCGGATGAAATTGATTATGCTTTGCGATAAGAGATATTTTATCCCGTATTTCCTCATTTCGGAAGGTGACTTGGTAAGTTTGATCAATTTTCTCCCGGATGGCAATTACGTCTGTATCTTCCAATCGCTCGGACGATTCGGCATTGATTTTAGCTCTCCAAAAAGCTTTCCGCTTATCAACCCAAACAGATTGTCGTAACCTATCAAACCGGAATACCCCCGTTAATTCTCCACCAGTTAACGGCAACCCCCACAATATATTCAAATTTGTGGGGCTGGCCTTTGGAGTGCCACCCGGTCCAATTTTTAACCCTGCGATTAATGCGTCCAAACGTTCTTTGCTGTTTGGCGGAAGGGACTTGTCTTCATCTTCTCTATGATAGTGGAAGGTTTCTGATGTTCTCTCAAAGTCTTCAGCGCCATAATTCTCGAATCGTTCGACGCCCAAGGCGCTACATCCAGCAGGATTTTTAGTGTAGTTGTAAGCGTTTTGGATAATGGGGAGCAGTTCCCCGTGCGCGAATGGTACCTCTCCTCTGTCATTCCAGTTAAAGATAATCTCAGTTGTTCGTTGAATACTGAGACCACGGTCCTTACAATTCGCAGCCAGCTTATATATTGTGTCATTTGCGTTTTCGCCGTTTTTGGGCAGAGATATATTACGGAGTTCCGTTTCAATAGCGACATGTGCGATTTCCTCATCTTCTGGTGATATATCTATTATATCATGACTTGTTGAAAAATGCTCTTCTATAGCCTCCCATAAATCAAGGGATGATTGATTGAGATATAGCGCATTTTCAAGAGATACTCCGTTGTCTATTACCGCGTACTCTCCTTCAGATATCCTACTTCGGGGGCCGACAACATACCTTCCTACCCCTTGGCCATCTATCCCTTCAAATTCCGGGTGTTTGTGCTTACCTTTCCAGTCAGCCGGGACTCTAAAATAATAGTGTCTCCCCCCGCGAGGGGTTTGCACTGCAAATGTGTTAAATGATTGTCCGGTAGCCGCTTTAAGGTTATCAAAACTTTCTTGGCCCATTGGTTTATAGAGGTCAACATCCAGTACGAACCATCCTAGTTGAGGAGCCACTCCGTAATGGGTTTCCGGTGGGTTCGCGCTAAAACATGTTTGCCAGTTATAAATTGCAGGTTCTTTTGTGCCGGGTTTTAAAGGGAACAGATTAAATCCTTGGGAAAGGAATTGTGGAATCATTGTAGTGGACTCCTTGATCTACCGATAATGGTAAAAATGTTTTTTGATTATCCCATATAAAAAAATCCCCCGCAAGGGGTTGCAGGGGAATTACCTTATTTATCGGTTTAGATTTTGATCATCATCATTATATCCCAGTTGGGTTTTAAAATCAATCGTTGTGTCTCTGTTGTTATCGCCTTTGTTATAATCTCCTGTGTTGCCATTGCCTGTGTTGTTATCGCCTTTGTTATAATGGCCTTTGTTATTATCGCCTGTGTTGCCATTGCCTGTGTTATTATCGCCGTAGTTATTATCGCCGTTGTTATTATCGCCGTTGTTATTATCGCCTTTGTTGCAATGGCCTTTGTTGCAATGGCCTTTGTTGTTATCGCCTTTGTTATTATCGCCGTTGTTGCAATCGCCTGTGTTGTTATTGCTTGTGTTGCAATCGCCTGTGTTATAATTGCCTGTGTTATGATTGCCTGTGTTATGATTGCCTTTGTTGCAATCGCCTGTGTTATGATTGCCGTTGTTATCATTACCGTTGTTATAATTGCCTGTGTTGCCATTGCCGTTGTTATCATTACCGTGGTTATAATTGCCTGTGTTGCCATTGCCTTTATTGCCGTATCCAAGGTTATATTTCCCTTCATTGACAATCTCATCAATTTCCCAAAAGGCAAGTTCTCGAACCACCGTAATCCCCAGCGATATGGATTTATCTTTATCGGTAATTATTTTATCCAATAATAAAACTTCACATACTCTTATGGAGAGGTGGAATTTTTTGTAGTTAAAGCAGTCAATTAATTTTTCACAAGCGTGGAATCCATTCTTACATAAAACTAATACCCCTTCTTTCTCATAAGTTTTCCCAATTTCAAATTGGAAATCCAGACATTTTAAATCTTCGTCAAATACTTTATAATGGCTAAATTCTTGACCATCTTTATTAATAGGCATTTTAATTCTCCTGTGTTGTCGTTGTATGTGTTGCCGCCGCCTTTGTTGAAATCGCCGTTGTTATAATTGCCGTTGTTGAAATCGCCTTTGTTGAAATAGCCTGTGTTGCCGTCGCCTTTGTTATAATCTCCTGTGTTGCCATTGCCTGTGTTGTTATCGCCTTTGTTGTAATGGCCTTTGTTGTTGTTGCCTTTGTTATACTTGCCTTTATTGCCGTATCCTAGATTACCTTCTCCTTCGTTAACTAATTCATCAATTTCCCAAAAGGCAAGTTCTCGGACCACCATAATCTCCAATGCCGCTGTTTTATCGTGGTTGGTGATTTGTTCACCTCCCAACAATACTTCGCATACTCTTATGGAGAGGTGGAATTTTTTGTAGTTAAAGCAGTCAATTAATTTTTCACAAGCGTGGAAGCCATTCTCGCCCAGAATTAGTTCTCCGGGATGTTTGTAGGTTTTCCCGACCTCAAACTGGAAATCTAAACACTTTAAATGTTTGTCAAATACTTTATAATGGCTGTACTTTTGACCGCATTTATTAATAGTCATTTTAATTCTCCTCGTCTATTTTGACAGTTTTTTCCATATCCACTCGGGACGGGAGAGTTCCCATCCTCTGGACTGGAGTACTTTAACAAGTTCCAATTTAGTTTTTTGAGTCAGTTTCCGGCAGTCCGAAACCCCTGCGAAAAATTTAAAAATCGCCCGATCCGTTATACCGGATAACAGTATGTCTGGGTAGTTCCGCTCTATTTTCAATACTATGGCATGGAGCTCATGTGGGGTGAAAGATATGGGTAAGTTTGCCTGCCGGTTAATGTAGGTTTCCCAATTTTTTGATTTCATGGATTACCTCGGTTAATTTTATTTCCGTAATATATTTATTATAGCAGGTTCAGTGCCGTGACTCCACTGGTAATTAGTAAATAAATGTTACAGTCACTGGGAAATCCTTTAGTAGTCTTTGTTGTGCCGTTAGTGATTAAGTGTATTGATATTCCTGGAAATGATGCAGTAATGGATAAATAAGGGGAAAAAATAGAATTTGAAGAATATTTTTTCGTTTTCTAGCCCTTTTGGAAACGGGGTTTTTTGAAGGCACAAAGTAAAAATGATGGCACAATCCGCTCATAGTGCGGTGACCGACGGGTCACGGGTCACGGCACGTACCTCAACCTCAAAAATCAACATAAATATTACAAAATCTTAATATTACAAACTCTTAACAAAAAGAACCCCCAAACCGAATACTCGGCTTGAGGGTATGGGGACGAGGAGAGGCTGGTTAGTTAAGGGGTAATCCCCACTCTTTCCCAATGACCTCAATAAGATTCTCAGTGGCCTCTGTGACCTTCCGAATACGGATTGTGGAGTCTGGCTCGGCTTTGGCAAATCCAAGTGCCCACATGGCGTTTAATCGGCTTTCTGATACTGGCACAATCTAGTCTCCTCTCATGATGACTGTTACGACACGATACGGCATTCTAGTGTTACGAGTAAGGTCGGATCTTCTCCCTTCGTCTGAGAGGATATAGTCCTTGACGAATGACACGATACACCACAATGTCATAAGGGCTATCGGTATGATAAACCATAAAGCGTCTAGCATAGATATTACTCCTCTAGTCCATATAAGCGATTGTCTATAACCCATATAACCCATTCCTGATCATTAGGGTCTAAGGCGTCTGCCTGCATCATACCCAGTAAGGTGAGTTGTAGATTTAGCATTTTATATTCTCCTCGTATATTTGATATATAAATTATCGTTCAAATCGATTTCAAACTTGAGGTTTTATTACATTTTTGTAACAAAATCGTGGATTTAACGCTGTGTGGCACGAGAGCGCATGAAAGGTGTTTTGGATAGTAAGTGACCTGAACTTGAAATTGAGTGGATTCACGGTCATTGTAGATGACATCTGTGGGATTCGTGAGTGGACTGATTGTTGAGGTATGTATCCCTCCCTTATGGTGAGGGGATTGGTCTGAGGCGGATTAGATTGGTATAGAGACCGGGGGCGGGGTCCCTTTCTGCGAGCGCGGTTGGAGGGACGTAGGACCACCCATGAAAAATCCCAAAAAATATTCATATGATATACTTTATAGATACTATATTCAAAATAAAATATTTTCTTGTACAATCCCAATCACTTCATAAAAATACATAATATCAAAATAAATATTTTTTGTAAAATCCCAATCACTTCATAAAAATACATAATATCAAAATAAATATTTTAAAGTTGAAAGTATATAAAAATGCAATATCCGAAAAAAAATATTTAAAAACAATATTTGAAAAACACGTAGACTTTTGGGTCATTATTCGGGAATAACGACCCCAAAATTCGTGAAAAAGTAAGATATTGTGCCCCCGTGCCCTATAAATTCGCGAAATTGTATTATATAAAAATTGTAAATTTCGAATTTACTTTTATTGTCCCATATGTTATTATAATTAATAGATACTAAATATAAGGAATCCGCAATGTCCCATAAAGAAAATTTAAGAGTAGAAAAAGCTTATTTAGCGCAAAAAAGCAAGTTCGATTGCGCGCTTCTGGAAATAGAAAGAATAGTAATCTTAAACCTCAAGAAGCAATACTTATACAAAGCCGATAAAAATCGGTTTATAGCACTGTTAGAGGAATTCAAATCCAATATCATTGACAGTACCGATGAATACACTATTCTTAAAAAGGAAAAAACGGAATCCCAAAAACAAGGCGATATCCACGAAGAACATCCAAAACAGAAAATAAACAGAACAGAAGAGAAAGACCCTTTCTATACGATGAAAAGAGATGTTGAAGATTACTTCTTTGTGGGGGAAGACAGATATTGTGTCTGGAGCTCTGATAGAATGAACCGGAACGCTTGGTATCTTAAAAAGATGCCGAAACTAAAACCGGATGGAACGCGATATCCGGGAAAAGAAGCAGAATCATTAAAATGGACGTTGGACGCTCTTATGCTACATCCCTTATTATGCACGCCGGGAGGACGAGAAGCTCAAGCGCGGATGCACCGGTTTAGTACGGATTTATACGCAGCACAGAACAAAAAGGAACCACAAACAAAGGGGCCTCAAATATGGGAAGTCTAGCATTCAATCAAATTGAAAAAGAACTCAATTCCTAATTCAGAAGAATTCGAGTATAATGTTAAAATCAAACGAAAACGTAGAACAAAATAAAGGACAGAACAATGGAACAACAAGCATCTCAACAGCAATCAACACCAAAACCATCTAAAGCAAACCTTCAAGACCACTATAAAGTGACTGTGGAAGGGACTTATCTTTGTAAAAACGGTAGGGATGAGACGATTAAACCCTACAAATTCACTTTTCCCGTACCTCTTTCCGTAAAGACCAATATGCCTGAACGCCACTTTAACCCGGAAAAACAGGAGCATTACTGGAAAGACAATGTCAGAGAGTGCACAATCGACGAAATCGGCATCCTCTCTTATCTCTTACGCTCTCGTAAAATTCTGGATGCGTGTATAAAGCACGACCCGAACACTTCTATTTTAAAGACACACGAAATCGTAAATCTCGTACCATCAGGAGAACACGTCCGATACCCAAGCGACCCCCGCGCGCTTTCCTATGAGCAATTGAAAAAGTATATCAGAGCAAACGGCCTACGGATTGATGTGGCGCTCTTCCCTACCGCAAAGAAACTCAGAGAAGCGTTATCCAATTTCAAGGAATCCCCCGACGCATACCCAACATGGGAAGGTTTCCAAAGACGAAAAGCAGCTTCTATATCTGCTATGACAGAAGCAGGAAACAAACTGGAAGAGCATTACGGTAGTCCAATAAACGAGGCTTCAATCTAATATGTATGATAGGCGAAAAGGGCCCCAGAACCCACGAATCGTTTCCGATAGCGAAAAACTTTTGACGCCAAAGAAAATGATTAAGTGGGTGAATGGGGTTCCTGTTCCCCATACTGAATGGATACTCCCGCCTTCTGCCTTGAACGATGTATTAATGGCGGCGCTTTGCCTTCCTTATACAGGAACTTTAGATCCGTATACCCAGCAAGTGACTTTTGAACCTGAGTATGTTGGATTGACTAATATTGAGGTGGCCGGGATTAAACAGGCGAGAAAAGCAGCAGAAGGTGATTTAGAGTCACTTAAATTCTGTATGGAAAGACTACTGGGCAAACCTAAACAGCAGGTTGAACAAACAACAATCAATGTTTCTCTTACTGATTATATCAAAAATATTGAAGGTGAAATTCACAGAAAAGCGGAAGAATGGGAAAAGAAAACCATTGATGTTAACCCACAACCGGAGTTTGATATATGAGCAATATCCATATTCAACATTTGACTTTTACTGAATGGAGAAGGATGAAAGGCATTACTCAACAGCAAATCGGAAATATGTTAGGAGTAACGCAGAAATGCATCTCTCTATATGAAAAAGGAGAAAGAAATTTCCATCCGGCAGAAATGTTATCATTATCAGTATTATTAGGGATCGTATATGAAGATATGAAGAACCTTTGGGATAACCAATTATGTCAAATCCGCAAGATCTCATAATAAAACTGAAATACAATCTCCCTCTTTTTGCTGAAATGTTTCTCAAAATCGTTACGGCTCAAGGGAAACTTGAGCCGCTTATTTTTAATAGAACCCAATTGACTCTCCATACGCTTATAGAACAACAGTTATCTGAAATTGGAATGGTACGGGCGGTTATTCCGAAAGGACGGAAACAAGGCGTATCAACATACGTATCCGCCCGTTATTTCCATAAAGTGATCTTTCACGCTAACAAACGGGCATCAATGATTACCCACCATTCAAGCGCTACATCCGATTTGTTTGGGATGGTAGAAACTTTTTATAAAAATCTTCCTGAACAATTCAGAGTAAAACTCCTATCCGATAACCAAAAAGGGTGGGAGTTCGAGAATAACTCCCGGTATATGGTATCAACGGCGGGTTCTGGAGAGATAGGCCGGGGAGGTACGCCCCAACTTCTGCATGTATCGGAAATCCCGTCCTTTGAGCACCCCGAACAGATTGAAGCGGGTATCCTAAACTCCGTTGCGGATGAAGCAGGGACTGAGATAATTATGGAATCAACTGCTAAAGGTCCGGGGGATTTATTCCATCGGTACGCAATGCTCGGAGTCGAGAAGACTGGATATGAACGAACATTTTTTATGGGGTGGAATATTCACGAGAAGAATGTAGCCGACTCAAATAATATTCCTCCCCAATTTAAAAACGAATTGGACGATACTGAAAAAGACCTACAACAACTCTTCAATCTTACGATTCCTCAACTCTATTGGAGAAGGATGAAAGTTCTTAAATCGGGGGAAGGCCAATTTAAGAGTGAATATCCTATTACGATTGCAGAGGCGTTTAGTGCTTCTGGCGAGAAATTTTTCAAATCAAGCCTTATCCAGTCGGCTAGAAAATCTGTTATCCAGGATAATTTCAGTCCGCTTGTCATAGGATGCGACCCAGGAAGAGAGGGGGATAGGACAGTTATCGCTTACAGGAGGGGAAGGCAGTTTATAAAAATTGAACGGCATAAGAAAATGGAACAGATGCAATTAGCTGGAATCCTAGCCAGAATCATTAATGAAGAGAAGCCAATGAAAGTATTTGTGGATGTCGCTCATGGGTACGGTACTTTAGATAGGCTGAGAGAATTAGGATTTAAGGACATTGCAATTGGCGTGAATTTTGGGGAAAAACCACTTTATCAAACAAAATATAAGAACAACTTATTATTTCGTAACAAACGGGCTGAGATGTATTTTGCGTTGAAAGATTGGTTTGAGGACGGGGAATGCCGGATACCGGATGATGACGACATTGAGCTTGATTTACTTTCTATGCCTCCTTATAAAGAGGATTCCTCGAATCGTGTTTTAATGGAAGAAAAGAAAATAATTAAGAAGAAATTTGGAAAGAGCCCGGATATTGCGGATGCGATGATTTTGACTTTTGCATATCCTGTCCGAAACCCTACAGTTGCATTTGAAAATGATTCACGTTATCATAATCCATATACGTCTTCTAAACAATTCAAGATGTCCCCGATTATGAAGTCATTTTATGATCGGACTGAAGGGCAAGATATAAAGCCAGCCCCAAGCCACTATCCGAAGGACTTTTTTTAATATGGCCCCAGTCATTCCCTTTATTCCTTTGATCGCTGCCGGAGTAGGCGCGGCGGGAACTATTGGCGCGGCCGCAATGAATAAACAAGCTCCCCCTGCAAAACTTCCAACCCCATTAGTAGAACAAGATAATTCTACAAACCCCGGAGGAGATGCGAAAGCAGCTTCTTTAGTGAATACAACTCCACAAGGACTTTTATCCCAGGGGCAGACTAGTAAGCGTAATGCATTAATTGGATCTCAATAGAAAGGATTGGAGTGTAATATATCTGGATTGTTTAAAAAGCCTTCTGCACCAAAAACACTAGCACCAGCGCCCCTACCAACGCCGCTATCTTCTGCGAATGGGGCGGTTATCGGAGCGGGGCAATCTCTTCAGAATAACCCAGCATTGAACGGAACTGTTCTTGGCTCTGCCAGACAAAACCTTCTTGGGTATCAAGCTCAATAAGAGAGGCATATAATGTTCAGTATAAAATTCGGAAGTACGCCAGAAGCTGATCCAGACATCATAATGAGAGTCTGCAAACGTTTTGAGACTTTGCGAAAAGAGAAGAGCCCATGGTTTGCTCTTTATGATATTCTAGCGCGGTATATTCTTGGAAGACGCCATTTTATGACTCAGATTAAGCTTCTTCCCCAGGATTTATTTGATGCTTTTATTTTTGATGAGACTGCCATGAATGCCAATATGTTGATGGCAGCTTCCCATGTCGGGGCGTTATGGCCTAATGGGGCGAAGAGTTTTAAGATTACAGTTCCTTTAGAAATGGAAAACTCAGGTGAATATTCAGATGAGGTAAAAAAATATTATGAGTTTGTTACAAAAAGAATTGCAGAAGTTATGGATAATCCAAAATCAGGCTTCCTTACGACTTTTGAAGAGTATATGGTCGAACAAGGTGCCTTGGGGACCAGTGGAATATTCGTTGAAGAATCTGATGATCCTAAATCCCCTGTCATCTATAGAGCTGTATCGGCTAGGGATATTTTTATTGATATCGATGCTAATGGGGCTGTTGACACAGTGTATATTAGGCGGTGGATGACCCTATGGGAGATCTACAAGGAATACGGAGACGACTCGTTTACGGATGAAGAACGTAAGTTTGATCAAGTATCCGATTTAACCCCGACTGATAATACTCGGAATCATGAGGTTATTATTGCAATTGAGCCTAGAAAGTACTATAATCTCGACTCTAGAGCAGCAAAGGATATGCCTTATGCTTCCGTTCACGTTGATAGAACCAGAAATAGGATGCTTAAAAACAGTGGGTATAAAGAATTACCAGTGTTTGTAGGAAGGTTCTGGCATGTGCTTCATGAAAAATATGGCAGGTCCCCAGGCATGTTAGGGCTCGCGTCTATCCGGGAGTTAAATCAATGGCGGTTTGATCTTATTCAAGCGGCGGAAAAACTGCTTTATCCTCCTGTAAATGTAGTGGAAAATTCACTAATCGGAAATGATACCGTAGATTTATCCGCTCATGGTATCAATGTTATATCAGATAGTGGATTTAATGCAGATAAAAACCGAAAGCCCATCGAGATGACGATTGATGTGAATGACCCGAAGTGGGCGTACCAACGCGTCACGGAATTGACTCAATATGTTAAAGACTTCTTTTTCCAAGACAGGATCATGGATTTGAATAATACTCAAGAAATGACTGCTCAAGAAGCGAATATTCGAAACGGGTTACGCGGGCAATCATTGAATACGGTTTATTCTAGGCAAGAAAAAGAAATTTTAGAGCCTTGCATCGAACGAACATTCAACATTCTTTTTGCAAAAGGAATGCTAGGGGTTATCCCAGGCAGCCCGGAAGAGATGATGGTAATGGCATCTGGTAGGGAACCCTATTATATCCCGGATATTTTAGTGGACAAAATGAAAAAAGGTGAAGAACTTTATAAAATTATCTTCACATCCCCGGCATCCAGGATACGTCAAGCGGAAGAATTGCAAGGGATTACTACAGTCTTGCAAGCAGTAGAACCTCTTGCAAATATAAACCCAGAGATATTAGACGGCATCGATTTTGACTACACGATTTCGCGCATTGCAGAATTGTCAGGCGCTCCTAGCCAAATGATGAAATCCCAAGAAGCTATCCAGAAAGCAAGACAACTCCGGCAACAGCAACAGCAACAAGCTCAACAAATGCAAATGATGGAGCAAGGATCTAATGTAGCCAAAAACGCGGGTCAAGCCGCTCAGTCCATGCAACCAAAATAGGAGGATCTCATGGATTATAGATGCCCTATAACGGGACAATTATTTGATATATCGGATGAAGAGTATATACGAATTATGGAAGAAGGGTATTTTGACGATCCTCGTACCTATAAAAGAATTACAAAAGAAAAAAGCCCCACAATCGAAAAGGTAAAGAATGATGCTGAAATACGGGCCGAGCTATTTAACCGGATTGCCAACACCGATGATGGGGAACAGCTGTTTAGATATCTCGTCTCCCAATGCGGGTTTAAAGATACTACCATCTCTGTTTTACCGAATGGACAGTTTAGCCATGACAACATTATCTGGGAAGAGTCCAGACGAAAACTCTGGGTTGAACTCAGAAGAAATTTAAGTTTACAAAACCGTAATAAAATAGAAAAGGATCTTGACTAATGCGAAATTCATTTGTTAAACGATTTTATTGTTTTAATGAAGGCGGCGGCGATGGATCAGGGGGTGCTGGAAACACACCATCCCCTACACCAGAACCGTCACTCAGTCCACAACCGTCGCCCGCACCAACTCCACCACCTTCAGGTGGGAATGATTTTTCGTCTTCTATTCCCCAAGAATATAGAGATAAACCCTATATTAAAACTCTATTGGAAGCTGAAAATCCCCAAACAGAAGTATGGAAGCAATTTGATGGATTGCAAACCCTTCTTGGAAAACGCCCCGCAGGAATGCCCGGAGACGATGCTCCTAAAGAAGAATGGGATAAATGGGTTCAATCAATTCAACCAAAAGATATTTCAGTTTATGGGGATATCAAACCAACGGTCCCAGAGGATAAGCCCCATTTGAAAGAGTATATTGAACAATCTTATGACCCAAAATTAACTCAAGGGATTTTGGAAGCGGCTAGAGTTGCAGGAATTACAAAGCGGCAAATGTCTTCGTTAATGGAAGCGTATAACAAACAACAATTAGAAGTGGCGGATTCTTACCATACCCAACTGCAAACGCAACAATTAGAATCGCAAAAGCAAATGGACGCAGATTTTGATAAAGTTTTTACACAAGAATTTGGTTCTGATAGGGATAAAGTAGAATCAGCTGCCAGAGAATATATTGCAAAAGAAACTCCGGAGAATCTAAAAAAACACCTTCCTACTTTATCAGCAGAAGCTTTGGCACTCGTGGCAGGAACTATTTATTCTGTAAAACAGAAGTATGGTAAAGAGGATACTATTCCGAAAAACCTTAATAGTTATAACGAGGCTAACGATGCAATAAGTGCTAAAGATGCGTTAGTGAAAGCTATGGCAGCAGAAGAGTATAAAAATCCATTTCATCCGCGCCATGCGATCGCTAAAGAAGCAGTTCGGCTTGCTTCTGAAAATGCGGCTAAATTTAGAAAGATCGATCCTTCTTATACATAATCCTTGACAATAGCGTAATTTAATGATAAACATATAGTAGCGTCCGTTCACATCGGGGAGCGCAAATTGTGTAGTTATGTGAACGGAGATTTATTGCTATGACAATTGGTGGAAGTTATGCTGACGCAACAGCTTTAACGAAATTTGATACCCAACTTCAAGAGATTTTCTTTCAAACGAAATTTCGTTGTGAGAGATTTATGGATCGTCGTCCCTTTGGAACGGACAATAAAGGTAAATTAATGAGGGTTCCCAGGATTTTTTCCGAAGGCTTGCCTGTTGACCTGGATGAGAGGTTCTCGCCTATTGTTCCTACACGTGAAACAAAATGGGACGATCGTTGGATCTCGACAAAAACTAAAGTTTCTGTTGAATTTGTAGATGACAAAGACATTCAAGAGTCCTTCATGGACCCCACTGGAGAATTAGCGAAACGTCAGGTTGAGGCGTTTAACCGTAAATTAGACATTGATGCGGTCACTGCGATGTTCGCCCCCGTAACAGTAGGCCCAAATGAAGCGAATCTTTCCACTCTTGCTTGGTCTGCGGATATGGGAACGGTTATCGATATGACAGGTGGGGCAACTTATCAAGGTTTACTAGCCATCAAAGAATCCTTAATCGATAACGAAGCCATAAACGAAGGTGATGGAGTTAACATCTTTTTGTCATACGACGGTGTTATGAACACGCAGTTCATGTCCGAGATTGAACTGACATCAGGTGATTATACCGCAGAAGATACAATCGATGCTGGTGAAATTCAAAAATTTGCGGGAATCCAAGGTATTAGATTCGGTTCTGGCGCGTTGGTTCCTGACCCGATTCTTCCCGTATTCGGTGGAGTAAGAACTGGGTTTGTATGCACAAATAAGGGCATGAGGTTCTATGTGCAGAATGAACTTGATACCATTGTTGACAGAGACCCTACCCGCCACCAAACTTGGAGGATCAGAACCTATATGCGTTATAATTTCCTTCGTATGGATGGTCGTCACGTAATGAAGCTGTTAACTACAGTTTCGTAAGCAGAAGGATGAAGAAAAATGGCAGTAGTTAACGAATACGCAAGCGTCATTACAGAAGACAAGAAAAGTGGTATCCTCAGCCCGGTAGGCCATTCAAATAGAGAACTCGCCTATTTCTCTGGTTATGGCGCTGAAGTTCTCACAATGCGCCAATTGGTGACGGTTGGAGCAACTGATTCTAATGGTTCCGTTTACCGGGTATTTAATGACATAACTTTGCAGGCATTTGTAAAATCCATCAAGATCGCAAATACGGCGATTACTGGGGGCACAAGTTTCGATGTTGGGTTCTATGGCCCTGATTTCAACTTGACCGCAGGATTCGATAACGTGCTTGCTTCCGGGTTGGATTTATCAACGGCGCATTCTTATCAGAATGCTCTAGACGGTGCGCAAGATCTTTCATTGCTCCAACGAACGGAACCCATTTATACACTGGTAAATCAAACATTCGATGTTTCCAAACCCTGGTTAGCCGTAGACCTCTGTATTACAGCGGATGTTATTGGCACAGGCGGCGGAACTATTTTAGTTGATGTGGAATTAGTCCGTATCGCGGGCTAGAAATCTGAGGGACTATGTACCCCACAAGTCCTGTCGATATATGCAATTTGGCCCTTGACCATTTGAGTCAAAGGGCCGATATTGCTAGTATTGAAACTCCCCAATCCCCGAATGAAGTCATTATGGCGAGACACTATGACCTTATTCGGCAAGGATTACTTCGTGAATATATTTGGCATTGGTCTAAAGGATCATCTGAACTTGCCTCAACTGGAAGTGGCGCTCCTGATTTCAAGTTCAAGTATAGAGTACCGAATGATCTAATCCGTATAATATCAATCGGGTCTAAATATTGGACGCGATTCGAGGCTTACGACTATATTGCAGATGAAATTTATGTGAACCCTTGGGGGCCTAATATGTGGGGCGATGGGTGGTTTAACGTTCCTCCATTATGTTCAGGTCCGCCCGCTCCATCCGGACCATGCGCACCTCCACCTTTACTTTTACGGTATGTTAAGAATATAACGGATGTTTCTTTATTCGACCCTCTTTTTGTGAGGATTATATCTCTTAAGCTTGCCATGGCGACAGCTAGTAAAATCACAGGGCAAAGTTCTAAAGTGGAATTGTTGGAAAAACAACTGCAATTAGAACTTCCCAAAGCTATTGGAGTTAACGCGCAGGACAAAAAGCCAAAAAGAATTGATCATTCCCAAGCCCTTAGAGCAAGAATTATCGGCTTGGAATTTACAGAATCCCCCGATGGCGTATTCTGGGTAAACTATGTATGACGATTACAAATGGATTAAAGACGGATTTTTCAAATGGCGAAGTATCACAGAAAGCCTGCGCACGGAATGATCTACCGCTTTATCAATCGGTGGTGGAATGGGCTGAGAATTGCATTGCATTGCCTCAAGGCCCTTTATCATTTAGGCCCGGTACAGTTTACATTCATCACACAAGACTTAACAACCCGGCGGTACTTATACCATTCGCATTCAGTGACGTGCAAACTTACACAATCGAGGCAACACCGGGGTTTTTCAGGTTCTACACGAATGGAGGAATCATTACACAAAATCCGACAACCATTACACATATTACGAATAGTAACCCGGCGGTTGTGACAGATATCGGACATGGATATTCGAACGGAGATGAAGTCTTTATAGATTCAGTCAAAGGAATGACCCAGATTAATGGCCCCTCTTATATTGTTCATATTATCGATGCGGATCATTATAATATAACAGATGTATTCGGTATCCCTATTGATTCTACTTCTTTTGGGGTTTATACTACAGGAGGAGAAGCGGAACGGATTTATGAAATTCCTACCCCTTATATTGTTGACGATCTCTTTGAAATACAGTACGCTCAAAATGCGGATGTTATGTATCTCGTTCATAGAGGATACGCTCCTAGAAAACTAACACGAACTTCAGATACGAATTGGACTTTACCGACTTTTCCAAGAACAAATGACCCTTTTACCAATGGAAATTATCCGGGAGCAATTACTTTTACATCCGATGGGAGATTAATGTATGGTGGATCTGCCGCATATCCTGAAACAATATGGGCCTCAAATGGGCCAGATTCTAAGGGTAATAGCCGTTACGACGATTTTACTAATGGTACTCTCGCCACTGATTCCGTTACTTTTACTCTTGCTCCAATTAACGGTAAAGTTGATAGTATTCGTTGGCTGTCTAACACTACTCAGTATATTGTCTGCGGTACTTTTTCTTCTGTTCGCCGGATTTATGGAGCTACTGATCAGCAAGCGATAACCCCAACCGCTATCACGGCGCAAGGGGTATGTAACTATGGAGCGGCGTTATTAAAACCTATCCCCATCGGTTCTTATATGCTTTATGTTGAGCGAGGAACAAACATTCTACGGGAGATACAATACAATTATTTGGTGAATGGGTATGAAGCAGTTGATAAAACCCTTGTTGCCGATCAACTCCTCATCGGGGGATTTAAATCTATTGCCAATCAATCAGGGAATCCAGAAATACTCTGGTTTGTAAGACATGATGGGGCAGTTGTGACGCTGGCCCACAACGATAAAGAACAGAAATATGGGTGGTCGAGGCATAGGTTGGCAAATGCCGTGACGGAAGCGGTGTGTAGCACACCAAGATTAACCGGTACAGACCAGATTACTTTTGTTACAAAGCGCACTATAAATGGGCATGTGGTTCGGTATGTCGAAAATTTGGTAGATTATCCAGTTTTTCCAGACCCGTTAGAATTTTTTACAGGAATTAATAATAAAACTGATGATTTAAAACGATATGAAAATGCTTTATATGAGAAACAGAAGACAGCGGTTTTTATGGATTCAGCCGGAAGTTATGATGGACGGCAAATTGGGATTGATTTGAATGTCTCAGTAACTCCAGGAATAGGGGCATTGACAGAAGGAACCACGGGAGTTGTTTTTATCTCTTCTGCAAATATATTTACGACTAATATGGTTGGACGACAAATTTGGAAGGAATATGATTCTACTGGTAATGGCGGGGGAAGATTCCAAATTGATGCTTATGTAAGTCCTACCCAAGTTACAGGAACCATTCTTGTCGCATTCGATTCTGTGGAACTTATTCCATCAGGCTCTTGGTTTTTGACAACGAATATAGTGTCTAATCTTGGTTGGCTGGAAGGACAAACTGTGGCTGTTCAGAATGACGGCGCAATCTATCCTAGTCAAACTGTTGTGAACGGAATTATAACTTTGATCAAACAGTCCTCTGTTATTAATGTAGGATTGCAGTATAATGGAATCATCAAATCTTTAGCTTTAGCCCCAGATAAAAAAGGCGGTCCCGCTATTAACGACCAAAAAGTCATCCAACAAGTTCATTTACGATTTTGGAATTCTCTCGGTTGTCGGTTTGGAACAAGCCCCTACACCACGACCGAGATCCAATTCAGGGAAACTGGGCAAATTACAGATAGGCCAGTTCCTCTTTTTACGGGAAGCAATTGGCAAACATATGAAGATTCAACGGAACGGTTAAAACATTATTATATTCTTCAAACCCAACCATTGCCAATGACTTTAATTTCTACTAACATATATACGGATACTAATTGGGATTAGAAAGATGATGAAATCTTTTATTAGGCCCTACGGATCCTTAATGGATATTATGCCATTCGATGTGGCGGACTGTTATGGGCAGGAATATCCGAAGGGAACAATAAACTTCAATCGACGTACCTTACAGGTAGAATTTGGTAAGAACGCTACTCCTGAATATATTTGGTATGCGAACACAACTTGGAATTATTTTTTGTTGAGGTGCTATGGTAACTAAACAAATTCCAGGAAAATTTGAACATTTCGATCTTCTGGAATTACGGCCCGAAGAGAAAAGAATGCTTGAAGCGGATCCCCAAGGCCTTCAAAAAGTTCGATTGCTTATTGAAGGTAGCCACTGTGCTACTTTGGTGTATAACGGTATTATTCTATGTATGTTCGGGTTTTACGAGCTTTGGCCGGGGGTGATTGAAGTTTGGGTGTACCCTTCCATTTACACGGCGGAGAATCCTATCCCGTTTTTAAAGGCATGTAGACGATACGTGAATGGGATTGTGAAAGACTTGAAACCACATCGACTCCAAAGCAATTCTATCAGTAATGAACTTCATCAGAGATGGATGACTTTTTGTGGATTTACAAAAACTGGTATAATGCATAAATATACCGCAGATCAAGTAGATTACGATATGTGGGAGTTAATTCCTCATGAATGATTTAACAGTTTCAAAAGATGCAACAGAACAGATTAAATTGTGGGAGGGATTCAGACCCCATTCGTATAAATGTCCCAGTGGTATATGGACTATCGGCTATGGGCATACGGCGGGATGGATAACGGAAAGTACGCAGATTTCTATATCACAAGCACAAACCTATCTATACGGAGATTTATTAACCGCGCAACGAGCAGTCAAACAATGGGCAACAGTATCCTTAACTCAAGGACAGTTCGATGCTCTTGTCAGTTTCGTTTTTAATTGCGGAGTGAATGCCTTTAAACATTCTCACCTTCTACAATTGATTAACACAAAACAAGACCCATCCGAAGAATTCTTGAAATGGTCCCACGATGAGAAGGGCGATGTTCTTGCAGGATTGTACTCCCGAAGGACTACTGAAGTAAGGTGGTGGAAAAATGGGGGCTAATGCTTCTGCTTTTACATCTTTAGCGAATCCTGCATCGGCCCAACCCGCAGGACTGCAATCTGCTTCCAATATGATGGGCATGGTTCAATCTATAGCCCAAATCGGTTCAGGTTTTTCAAGTTTTATGGCGGGAAATCAGGAAGCCGATGCTGAACGGAATCAAGCCCGATTAGCTTTATATGATGCTCAAATGAATGCAACAAATATCGCCCGACAAGGTGCGCAACAAGAGTCTGAACAAGCTATGGAATACGCATCCGCTGGGGTTACTCTTGCAGGAAGTCCAGCTTTAGTTCTGGCGCAGACAAGATCATTAGTCCAACAGCAAGTTCAAGCAGCTCAGCAACAGGGCATTAATAGAGCACAATTGATGAATACCCAAGCCAACCGAACAGCGGCTCAGGGAAGAGCCGCTTTATTTTCAGGAATTGAAGGGGCAGGGGTTTCTCAGATTCAAAACAAATTCAAGAATTCTCAAATCTTCAGCCCCGCCGCATCTGTTTCTAATACTGCTAATCCCTTACCACCGATTGCAACTTTTAACCAATAGAGGGCATCATGGCTCGAATTACACCTTATCAACAAAATCAATTAGCTCAACAACAAGTTGGGACTCCGGGGGTGGACCAGACCGCCTCGAATGCATTTAATCAAGTCGCGCAATCAGCAGGGCAATTAAATGCAACAGTGCAAGACCAAGCATCAAAAATGTTCCCCGAACAATCCCCTATTTATCAAGCTGAACAAAAGAGAGCACAATTACGGGAGTATGACAGGCAGCTAACAACTGCGGCCCGTGCGAATAGAGTCCAAGCAGTTAATATGGATTTTAGTAAGTCTTTGACCGATTTAACCACAGGGCTTCAGCTTCAACACAATTTCGACACAACTGGTATCGGGGATGAGTTTACGGATAAATCTAAAACCATGATAGATTCGCATCTTTCTCAACTATCCGATCCTCTTGATAAACAAGAACTTCAAAAGGCCTTAAATGAAACCGCTACAGGGTATCAGGATAGATTGCAAAGATGGGCGGAAGGACGGCAAGTTCCGATTATGGAAAAGAATCTATCCGATACTGAAACTTCATTTGTACAAGCAGCAGGAAACCCAAATCAATCAATCGCAGACCTTCAACAGACTTTTCAGAAGTTTTCGCAAAATAACGCATGGCAATATAAATTTTTGGGCAAAAGTCCGAATAAAGTAGGAGAAGCCGCTATTAAGCAATATTTGAGTGCGGTCGTATTGAACAGTGGCCAAAATGCCCCCGCTGCGTTAGAACAAGGAATCAAGGATGCTGAACAAACGGGGATGGTAAAACCATCCACTTTGCTAACATTCCAGAATGAACAGAAAGCAATCGCTGCTCAAATTGCACAAGGAGAATATGCGAGGGAGCGAGTGGCACATCATGGGGCTAAAATAAATGCTTATAATACCATATTGGAGGATACAGTTCTTCCTGACGGGACTAAAAGTGGTGACTATCGGGATGCGTCCCCGCAGGCATACAATAAAGCTTTAGCAGATCCAGGTTTAGCCCCAGAGGATAGATTGGCTATTAAAAAACTTCAGTTAGAAGCGAGCCAACAAAAAATCACAACCGAGGAGGATGTGCAAACTTTACAAGACGAAACAAATATTACAAAGCATACAGCAGAATTGAATTCAAATATAGAATATCTATCGTCTGCCATAGACAAGCAATATACTCAATTAATAAAGACTTCACAATCAGGAAATGCAAAGACTACTCAAGGCGAAGCTATTAAATTAAGGCAGTTGGTGGATCAATATACAGATATGCATAAAAATTTGGGAGTGGTTAGAAGCGGACTTCAAAATCGAGAATTGAAAAATCTTTTCCAATTTACTCAGGCATCCGCAGACAGGCGTTTCCAGGAAGTGAGTTCTTTATTGAACGGATTCGATAAATTACCGGATGTCGCTAGAGAAAAATCAGCAAGAGCCGGATTATATAGCGCCGTTTCTCCAAAAATGGTATTCCCAGACGCCACAAAACAAAATTTATACAATTATTTCTATAGAGCCGCATTTGATAACGGTGTCAAAAATAGAGGTCTTCAATCGGGGGATATGGAAACTATAGCCCATGACCCGAAAAAAGCGGCGGCGTACGCCCGCATCTTACATAGTACAGCATATCAAGCTATGCAAAAATGGGGGCTCAATCCGTAATGCCAGATACAGAGTCAACTGATCAAAGTTTAATTCCAAATAATACCCAACCTGCTGGCAGCTTGAGCCAGGGGCAATTAGATAATTCCTTATCGAATGAAAATCCGTTACAAACCATTTCCAGGCATTTCACAACAGGAGTTACAGAAGTTGCCAATCAATATCATGCTGTAGATTTGATGAATAATGAATCGATTCCCGATGCTAAAAGATTGCAAGCATTATCGGATGGGGCACAAAAAATAAGTTCTGGATACAATCAAGCTCAATATGAGTCAGAATCTTGGTATCAGAAAATGGCGGATGATTCGGCTCAGATGGCCCCAACACTTGGCGATAATTTAATAAAAGGTGCTGAAGGCGCAGGAGGAGGATTAGTCGCAGGAGCTGGAATTGGGGCGGCAATAGGAGGATTGGCAGGGTCTATAGTTCCAGGAGCGGGAAATGCAGTTGGGGCAGGCGGGGGAGCTCTAGCTGGTGCGGAACTTGGGAAAGATCTTGGCTGGATGATGGGGGAAGGATATTCGGCGTGGTCTCAGAACGCGGGCCAAATGTATTCAGATTTACGGTTAAACGGAATTGACCACCAAACCGCCAAACCTATTGCATACACGATTGGTGCTATTAACGGGGCGTTGCAAGTGGTTGGGTTAAAATTTTTGGGAAATGCCGCGGGAAATGCATTGTCAAGAGCTGAGATGGCGGCTATAAAATCGTCGTTATCAAATCCCTATGTAAAGCATTTAGAAACAAATATGGCTTCCCGGATGGGGATGGATATCGCGAAATCCACTGTAGTAGGAACAGTTGGCGGTACAACGCAAGGTCTCATGAATGAAATTGGGAAGTTTGTTGCCCAATCTATGCAGAAAGGGAACACAGCAAATTTCACGAACTGGAAAGAAGCATCCAAGCATATTTATGAAACTTTCCTGCGATCACTCCAAATGTCATTGACTCTTGGTGCAGCAGGAGTATTAGGTGGGCACGTTGCTGGAAAAGCAGCAGGAGAAGTAAAAGTTAAGATTAAGGATTTGGCAAAGCCACTTAATGAAAATTTTAAAGGACAATCAGCTCTTGACATTATAAAAAAAGTGAATGAGGCGGTTCATGAGCTTCCTGATGAATGGGAAAAAGAGCAGCAAGGAAAATTCAAACTCACTATAAAATATGATGAGCACGGAAATCCATACATCGAGACCAAAGCGGGCAATAAAGAATATGGACCTCCAAAGACCACAAACGATCTCGGTCAATTAAAACTGAAGGATATTGTTGAAAACCCCCAATCTCTTATACAAGCAGGATTACAGGCGATTTATCCCCAGGAAGAGAGGGAGCTAACCCCTGGTGAAGTCCAGACCGGAATGCAAACAAAAGTTTATAATCCTGACGAATTTGAAGGATTCCAAGAACCGAGTCCGGGAAATGAAGAGCCTATGCAATTACGAATGTCCCTACGTGACTGGAGGCCGTTAAATCCTACTGAAGTCCGAAGCCGAATTAATCAGATTACCTCTGATATGAAAATTTTACAAAAAGAAGAATCCCGGCTTGAGAAACAAATCAGTAAGGACGAAGAGATGGGGAATCTTAAACAGAACACAGTTAAACATTGGAGGGGTGTAACAAACCAACTTGAAGCGTTGGCTTCTGAAAAAGAAATGCTTGAATCGGGATTGGGAATAAAATCAGAATCAGGAACTCATAATCCTCACGAAGCCGATATAAAAATGGGAACAACCCAAAATCAAGGACATCTACAGGGCAAACAAAAAATATCAGTGTTGAACAAGCTTTTTGATGAAAATACAAAACTTGCCCAAAAATTAGTCGATCAGAAAGAAAAAGGGCAAACTCAATTAAAACTCGGTATTCAAAAAGCAGAGTATCGAATGGAAAAAGGAATTCGCCGTGTTCAAGCGAACTTGCGTAATTTGGTTAAAGAAGTCACACAAGACCCTGAAACGGGAAAACTTTTAATTACAAATGCTGATGCCCAACGATTACAGCGGCATATAGGAGGTATTACTACTCCTGAACAAGCATTGACGGCTTCTGTTAAAATTAAAGCAGAAGCACAAAAATTTATGCATACAAAACTTTCAGCTGAATTGGAATCACAACGGGGAAAGACTTTTCAAGCGGTAGTTAAAAATTTAGTCCGAGTTCTTCCAGGAAATGGGGCGCATCCCACTTCTGGGGTTCCTGCGGATCTTGTTCCTAAATTAGAAATCCTTAAAGGTTTTCTAAAGAATAAGAAAACTCTGGATGACTACCGGGGGCACTTTGCCATTGAACATGGGGCGACTCCTGTCGATCAGTTACCGGCGGATATAGCTTTTAAAAACGAATTAGCCAATATGGCAAATGATCTCTACCGCGGAGATCCGATGACTGTTAATATTGTGGCGGCTAAAATTGCCCAATGGATTCAAAACGGGGAAAAGATTATCGCGCAAAAGAAAGAGCAAACACAGCAAAGAGCTGACCGAGTTCGCGATACCGCTAAACAAAGCCTCGGAGTAGAAAAAGCAAAAGCCCAAGGTAAAGAATGGTCCAAGCAAACTTCTCAGAGGTTTATCGACGCGGTATCGTCTACAGTGGCACCATGGCTTCCATTTAGAAGGATGACGGATTTAATGGGGCCAGACAAAAAATTAACAGCATTATTGGACGACACAAAAGAACGGTCAAATTACCTGAGGCATTCCGCTTTAGCCCACATTAATCTTTTATCTTATTTAGGAGGACGAGAAGTCTATGACCGTTTAAATAAAGACGAAAACAGCGCCATTCAGATAAAATTCACAAAAGCAGATGGGAGTCAATCCTCACCTGAAATCTTTTCAAGAGCCCAAATTATAGATGCAGTAATGAAAATGAAAGATGAGTCTCTCCATGCTGCCTTACGGGATACAAAGACAGGAAACGGATGGACACTAACTGGGGATGTAAAACCCGGTGAGTCCATGCAAGAAAGAATGGAGAGCACACTCGATGATTCTGACAGAAAAACTGTCGATAATCTTTTGGATTTTTATAAGGATTACTATGTGCACATTAATAAAACTTACCGGGAGCGCAATGGGGTTGACCTACCTATGCGCGAGAATTATAGTCCTGTCTCTCGCAAGGGCTATAAGGTAGAAGGCCCATATAGTGAGGATGGGATGAAATTTTGGGACTTACTTCCAGGTTCTGCTAAAACACGGCAAGATAGTTTGCTTGCAATTGAGCCTAGGAACCCATATCAGGATGCAATGAACCATATGAATCAATGGGAATACTACAAGCACATGGGTGAAAAACTTCACGATTTCCAGACTGTTCTTAATGATCCTGAGATCCGTTCTCACATCCAAGGTCACTTCGGAACAGGGACTATTGAAGTATTGGATAAGTACCATGAAGCTTTTATGCTAAATGATCCTCTACCTAATCAATCGAATAACGGTTTATGGGCGGCCCTACAAGCCGATTATTCTAAGCACGTTTTAGGATACCGCCCAGTTACTTCTTTCTTACGGCAATTAACAGCAGGGCCGGGAATGCTTGCTAATTATTCTCCGAAACAGATTGCGGAAGCTATTCCAGGCTTTTTCACTCGGATGAAAGAAACTCAGGGCCAGATTGGGGAGTCCCCAATGTATAAGCAGCAGATAAAACAGGGGGCCTCATTTGACGTTCAGAACGCTATGGGGCATCAAGGGGTGTTTGGAGCGACGTTAAGTAAACTACTAGGTCAAAAAGAAGAGGCATCAACCCTTGGGACTATTCTCAACAAATTTGCTTTTATGGGGGATATAGCAGGAGATGCTGCTGTTTTCCGAATCTTCGGCGGAATTCAGTATAATATAGAAAGGAATCTTGGAAAGACCCCAGAAGAAGCTTTAACAGCAGTCGAAAGGACAATGAACGATACGCAAGAAGGCGCGTCTATCGCAAGTACTCCACGGATTTTTGATAACGGACCGTTATCTTCCATTGCTCTTCAGTTTACTCGGCAGCCCATTAGGATGGCGTCTAATACGGCAGTTCATTTAGCAGATTTTCTGAACAGTAATAAAACCCCTCATGATTGGATGATGTTAGGTCATAGAGTTGCTAGCCAATGGGCGTTACCTGGAGCGTTACTTGCATCAGTAAGATCAGCACCGATGTTTATGTTCCCGCAAAATGAGGATGAACAACGAAAGAGAGAACAGATTTGGGATTTAATTGGGGGCACGATTTTAGGGCCGGGAGAGGGCATACCTATAATAGGAGGGCTTGTTAAAGCAGCATGGATGGGGCAAATGAAAAATATTATGGGAACGGATAAAACTTCCCAAATGGCGGAATATCAACAGAACAATCCTTTATCGGAAGGATATTTAAAATATAAGCAAATGTTATCAGATTGGAATCAGTCATCGAAATTGAATGATTCCACTGATATTTCCACAACGATTAAGCGTGTGCTTGATCCAAATTATAGAGATAAGGCAGACCAATCGTTAATGAAAGCTCAACAGTCTACAGTTGAGTTAGCTTCTGAGTTATTAGGCCTTCCACAGACTTCGACGTCTTTGCCCTATTCCGTTACACAAAGGCTACGGTCTGGAGATTACGCAGGAGCTGCTATGGCGATGGGCGGGTGGACACCGGGGGTCTTAAATAAACGAAAAAGTCCAACGGAAGGGATGTCAGATATTGACGTTATCCAAAAACAAAATAAGAAAATGATGAAAGATATTTTGCATCCATCGCAATCTGAAGCACCTTATGATACACTGATGAAGAATACAAATCAAGTTTCAAACTATTTACAAAATTATCTTCTACATAAAAATCCTCCCGACCCTTTGAAAGAACAGCAAACTAATCATTCCATCGTGAAGACATATTTAAATGGAGTAACCGGAAGTGACCGTATTAACAACGGACAATAAAAATTTTGCAACTGGGAATGGCGTTACAACAACGTTTTTCTATGATTATAGGTTACTTCTTACTTCAGATATTACAGTTTACGTCAATCAGGTTCTTCAAGCACCCAATACCTACACGGTTAATCCGAATCCTGATGGAGTAGGAGGGTCAGTAGCTTTTACTACGGCTCCAGGGAATGGGTTACAAGTCCTTTTATGGCGGCAAGTAGACTACCTCCAAGAAACTTCGCTACCAACAGAAGACGATTTTTCACAGAAGACTATCGAGAATGCTCTTGATAAACTTACAATGGAATGCCAGCAGCTCAGCAATGCGCTAAACAATACCGTACATGGTTCTCCTTTCGTTACCGGTGTGGACTACACATTACCTCCGCCCATAGCCGGTTATATCATTGGATGGAATAGCGGGGCAAATGGATTTCAAAATTATCCACAAGGTATAGTCGGCGCTACGGGGGCTACCGGACCGTATACTTTGGCAGTAGGGGCGACCGGGGCGACAGGAGCTGGCTTTACGGGGGCGACTGGTGCTACAGGACCAACGGCGCCTACTTTATTCGCCAGAGGATATTTTCATTCTGATGGATCAGCAGCAGATGGTAATAACTTAAATATCTCTTCATGCGTTGAAACCTCCACTGCTGTATACGTCGTAACCTTTACCACTCCCGCTCCAAATATAATGTATGGAATTACGGTGGATGTTGTTGAAAGCTTCCCTATGGATTTAGGGATCGCCAGGGTACAGGCATTTGACTTGAATTCCGTTACGGTTAATATTTCCAATGCTGATGGGTTACCTCATGTAGAGCCTAGTAGAAAATTTCTTATATATTGTTTTACCCAAGGTGGATCTCCAGGGCCGACAGGGCCGCAGGGAACAACAAACATTATTGGAATGGGGAACATTTCGGGGGACGGGACATCTACAAGTAATGAGTTAGGAGGAACTTTCTCCCACCTTTCCACAGGATCTTACCGATTTAATTTTACGACAATACCGGATAAGCAGCCGGTTGTTCACGCCAATGTTACAGATGGAAATACCCTAACCCCTACTCCATTTCTGACCATAGACGCTTCCAATTGGGCATTTGGATATATAGACGTGTATACTTTTAATGGCGCGGATTCGGCAACTGCAAATCACCCAATCTCCTTTTTAGCATTTTCAGATGTTGGCATCCAAAATATAGGAATGACAGGCGCAACAGGCGCTACTGGAGCGCAAGGTTCCACAGGAGTAGGAGGTGCTAATGGTACAAATGGTTCTACAGGTGCTACAGGTGCTACAGGTGTGGTGGGGGTTACTGGAGCAACGGGAGTTCAAGGCGCAACAGGAGTTTTTGGAAATAACGGAACCACAGGGGCAACCGGAGCAACAGGAGTTGGGCTGCAAGGGGCAACCGGAATTCAAGGAAATCCGGGAGCAACCGGTGCGACAGGAGTTGCCGGAACTAACGGATCTCCAGGCGCGACTGGAGCGACTGGAGTCTCTATACCAGTGTATGGCAAGATTGCCGTTGATGGAACCTTACAACCTGGAGCCGTAGGGATATCCTCTGTAGTGCATACAGGGACCGGGCTGTACACAATTAATTTCACTATTCCTTTTTTAGACACGAATTACGCTCCATTTTTAACCGGCGATAATACGCAAGCTCAAAATATATATTATACTGTAGTCAGTACCTCGCAAATGCAGGTTAATTCTTTTGCCGATTCCGCTTTTACCCTATTAGTAATGCCGTAAGAAAGGATATTTTACAATGACAGAAAGAGAAGAAATCAAAAGCCAAGAAACCCAATGGCTTACAGGAGCCGGGGCTCCTACCGGAGTTCATGGAAATAAAGGACAATTTTATTTCGATAGCCAACATGGTAAAATATATGGCCCATGTGATAGTACCGGAGATTGGGGATCTGGATCTTCAGTTCAAGGAGCTACCGGTCCTGTAGGAGTAACGGGGGCTACCGGCGCCACTGGAATAGGAACCACAGGAGCGACAGGTGTTGCAGGCTCTAACGGTACAAACGGAGCCACTGGCGCAACAGGTGCTGTAGGCGTAACTGGAGCGACAGGTGTTGCAGGCTCTAACGG